GAATACGCAAGGGCCTGGAAGCATGTCATCCTAAATAATCCTGATGTTCAATTCTGGGTATACACTAGAGTGAAATCTGCTGCCCTAATTCTCAAGGGTATGGATAATTTGTCTCTATACTATTCTGCAGATAGCGAGAATGTCAAAACCGCTGTAGACCTAAAACTAAATCATGGTGTACGCATGGCATACCTTGCACAAAACTTTGCAACTGGTAAAGCAGATGTAAAAGAAATGATTGGAAGACCTGCTGCTAAGTGTCCTGAAAATGCAAAACAAATTCCACTAATCTCAACTAAGGGCTCGGCTTGCGTTTCGTGCTCACTTTGTGTATACTCTAAGAGCGACATAATTTTCTCTGCGAGTAAGAAATGAGATAAATGGATACCAAACAAATTGTATTGTTATTGTTATTTCTTTTTATTTTCTTTTTATATCAGTGAAAGGGCGGCACGGGGGCAAAATCTTTGGTTTGTCAAGTCATTATAATGTGATTATAAACACTTTATAAATCCCCCCGCAGATCCCCGCTGAATTGTATTTTTGACATTTTTCTGCTAGACTTATACTATAAGCAATAACCCCACAACGAAAGGAAACACAATGACCCTCGGAGGATACACTTATCAGATTGGTGACCTATTCACCACCAGCAAGACAGGCGTTACAGGTCGTATCGCAAGTTTCGCACCAATGTCTAACAGTGTTACTAGAGTTAGTCTTGTCTTGGCAAATGGCTCTCGCCGTTTGGCTATGGTAAAGACCAGCAAGTAATCTCAAAATGTGAGAAATGTCAGACCTAGATTTGACATTTTTCTCCAATAATGTCATACTTAGATAGTAAATAACCCACTAACAGAAAGGCAACACAATGTCAGTAGCAACCGCAACTTACAAGGTAGGCGACACCTACACCACACAGAAGTCAAAGGTCACAGGAGTAATCACAGAGATTACACCACAAGCCAATGGTAATGTTCGTGTGAAACTTGATGTCAATGGTAAGTCACGCTATACCACTTGGACAGCAAAGTAATCTTAGCAATAACGCTAACCTCTCCTGAGTATGAGAAGGATAAACTGCTCAACTTGATTTTCTAGCATAGAAATGCTAGACTAGATACACCCCACTAATGAAAGGACAGACCCAATGTCAAGAGGCAAAGCCATAAATGTCAAGATTGCCACCACTAAGGTAATCAAGGCACTTGAAACAAAACTAGCCCAACTCCAAAAGGATAAGGCTAACCAAAAAGTCAATGAGGAGAAGTTCTCAAAGGCACAAGAAAAATACAACAAGGAAATTGCTAAGTTAGCACTTGACAAGATTGCTAAAGCAACAGACTTGTCTTCTCATAAGAGATACAACGGAGAAATCTCAGTATCTTTCACTCTACCTGCTGGAAGTATTGAACTACCACAAGAACCTGAAAAGGATTTTGATACTTACCACGATTGGCAGTATAAGGAAATGGTAGAGGAAATTGAGAACGCAATTCGTATTCTCAAGATGACAGATGAGGAAGTAGTTTCTACTTCTACTTACAACGCTATCGCTAGATACTTGTAATAAAACTTTCCTGAGCAAGAAATAAAACTGCTCACCAATAAAACTAAATAGAATTGGGTGGAAGCCTGCGTTCAAGGCAACCTGCGATGCAAAGCCCGAGATTGCATTGATCTTGTTGCGAAAGTCCCCTGGCACTCCCTAACACCTGAGTATGGAGGAAATCCTTTAGTGTCTAAACTGCTCCACCTCAACCCCCCGTGCCGTTATCCACAGGGTTATCCACAGGTGTGAATTTGCTCACATTTACGAGATGTCCGATTTATCCCTTATCTAATTATCCAGATTTGCATTTGTCAGACTAGACTGCTATACTTGAAATATCAACAAACAAAAAGGAGAAAACTGTGGCTCACGATTTAGAATCACAAAATGGCAAAGTTTCTTTTGCGTCATTCAGAGAACCTGCTTGGCACAATTTAGGAACTGTATTTACAGAAGAAAAAACAACTGCAGAAATGTTAGAGGCTGCAAATCTAAATAACTGGAATGTTCGTTTAGAAGATTTGGAAACCCCATCACATCTTACAAGCGATAAATCTTATCAATATGTTATTCGTACCAATCCTACCGATAACTCACAAACCGATATTCTCGGTATTGTTGGCGAACGCTATCACCCATTACAGAATGAAGACCTATTTTCATTCGGTGATAATATTCTTGATGGCGGAGGTCGTTGGGAAACTGCTGGCTCAATCAAGGGTGGTCGTGTTGTATTCGGCTCACTTGCACTAGAGCGTGAAACTGTTCTAGACCCTAGCGGTGTTGCAGATAAGGTAAAAACTTATTTGCTTATCAACACATCACACGATGGCTCAATCGCTATTCAAGCAAGCATAACACCTGTTCGTGTTGTATGCGCTAACACTCTCAATCTTGCACTAGGTGGTCGCAAGAAAAAGAATGGTATCAAGCAATCTTTCAAGATTCGTCATACACAAACTGCCAATGGTAAAGTGCAGATTGCTCGTGAAACTCTTGGTCTTGCTAATGCTTATATGGACGAATTTGATTTGATGGCTAAGGCTATGATTGAGAAAGAAGTCAATGCCAAATCTTTCAATGATATTATTCTCGCTGCTTACCCTAAGCCTGAAAAAGATTCTAAGGGTGCTTTCAAGAAGTGGGAAAACAAGGTTGATGTTATCAATGACATCTATACTGGCGAATTCAATGGTATGATTGCTGGTAATGCTTGGGGTGCTTTCAATGCGCTTACTGAACGCCTTGATTGGTATCGCTCCGCAAGAGGTGGTTCTAACGAATCTATCTTTGCAGCAGCAAGCGGATTTGACCCTGCTATCAATGCAGAAAAAAATCGTTTGCTAAAAGTTGTGCAAAATGTAATGCAGATTGCATAAATAAAAAATTCCTGAGCAAGAATAAAAACTGCTCACCAATTGGTTCCGTAGATTAGTCTGGTTTAAATCGCTACACTGTCACTGTAGAGATCGTGGGTTCAAATCCCATCGGAATCGCAAAGAAAATCGGGACGTGGGGATTCGGACATTTCGGACATAAAAATATCAATCTTAAATTAAATTACGAAGAACGAAATAGATCCCCAAAAATATCAAAACCAAAAACAATTACGATAGAGTTGACATTTCCCTGATTGTCTGCCATAATTAATACATGACCCAAACATACAAACCATACACCATAAACGAACTCGTAATGGCTATTTATGAGGACAACCTATCACACTTTGAATTTGAGGAAAACATGGGTGGAGAGCCCTGTGACTGCTATCTACACAACACTATGAATACTATCATGAAATACTGGGGGGAATAATGGAATCAGAATATATCAATAGAACTAATCATATAAAAGAATATATAAAGATACATATCATCAGTCTAGAGCAGGACTTAGAACAAATCTCTACTGAAATGGAAGCACTTGACCCTGCCTCTAAGGATTTTAATGAGTTGGACTTTGAGTATAATCATATGAGTGGACAACTTCTTTCTGCCCGCCATATTTTGTCAGTGGTAGAGGATATACTGGGATAATGAATACAACACAACTAGAACCAAGACTGCAGAAACTAATCGACCTAGGGGAATCAGGCACTGACATCCTGCATGGTGAACTGAAGAACCTTATGTATGAGGCTGAACAGGAACTGATTGAGGCCCAACGCATTGAAGAAGAGAATGACTATAGCGACGCCATGGAATCTATGGAGCGCAAGTACTGGGAGGGACAGTGTGACGCCCTGTCTCATGTATATGGTTTAACATATGCCCTGGCCTTTGCAATCTCTGACCGAAGAAGCAAACAGCCATAGGCCTAGATCTAAAAGTGTGACCGAAATCACATTAAGAAGGTTTGATTTATTTTCCCGATTCTGCTAGAATTGGATTACGACCACTAGAAAGGACCCCACATGCCAAACTGGGTATATAACTCGTTAGCAATAGAAGCAGTAGAGACTGACCCTAGTCAGATTACTAAACTAGTTTCTCAAGTCAATCAACCATTTCAACGACAGCATGACCAATGGAACTCTGATACACAGCAAATGGAATTGTTAGATGTTGAGTATTCCAATCCTGTCTTTGCATTCTGGAACATTGTCAAACCTACAGACCTAGAAACCTATGCTTTACAGAAAGACCCTAACCATGATGATTCTATTATAGATTTTCAAGGTAACAACTGGTATGACTGGAATGTTCGTAACTGGGGAACCAAATGGGATGTTGCTGTTCATGATAAAGAGCAGTATCCTGAAACTACTATGGAGCAGGGTAATAAGTCAGTTATTTATGGTTTCAATACTGCTTGGTCCCCTCCGATTCCTGCGGTGCTTGCCCTATCAGAGCAGTATCCTGATTTAGTCTTTCATCTGTTCTACCAAGAAGAAACAGGGTGGGGTGGGGATATGCAGATTATGGGTGGTGCCACAATCAGAGAACAACACTATGAGTCACAGTGTAGAGATTGTGATGCAACTGACTGCATGGAGTATTGCGATAACGACTGTGGTGAGATTTGTAATGAGTGTAACTATCTAGGTGAGGCTGACCTTGATGCAGTATCAGAATGTGAGATTCACAAGGCATACCTAGATGAGGAACATGTGCCTGAATACCGCAGACTTGACAAAGCCAACGCATAATGAGATAATTGAACAAACGACCCAAGGAGATAATATGGCAAAAATAGATATGGATAAACTAGAACTAATCGGCAGTTTCGGTGTCGACAGCGGACAAGCAATGGTAGGTGACCCCTGCTATCTTGATGAGTGGAAAACTAATCGTGATGAGGAGTGGGACTTGGCAGGCAAGATAGGCCAATACTCCTATCAAGGTGCTAGTGCCACCACTATCGATAGTTCTGCTGGAGTATTAGGCAACGGTAGGTCAGTAGTATTCAACACAGGCTATGGCGACGGCGTCTACCCTGTTTATGCTGAATTCAATGACGACGGCAGAGTTGCTCGTATTGTTATTGAGTTTGTTAGTGACGAGGAATAATTAATGGAAATCATTCTAGGAGTATTATTTGTAATCTGGTGCCTAGGTGCACTATCAGGTGGCTTAACTGGATACACAGGAGAGGTAAAGAAATAATGGGAGCCCGCTGTAACTTTGTTTTTAAACAATCAGAGGACCTGGCAGTTGCGTTGTACAGCCACTGGGATGAGGACAACATGTACACTGTCCTGGCCCATGCGCTGCAGCATGCTCGTCCTAGGCTGCAAATGGGAGATATCCCATATGCCACAAGAATGGCAATCAGTTACATCATCCAAGACTCAATCCTGGAAGAGACTGGCTACGGAATCTATGCAATGGACCCTAGCGACCAGGCCTTTCTGGACCACCCAATCACAATTGATTTAACTGACATGACAGTAGGCAGCGGTGAAGACTGGCACAATATTGAGGACTTCATTCACTACCACACAGGTTTAATTGCGAAGGTCTAGGTTGGGTCACCTGGATCTTGGGTGGAGGGGGCAGCGTGGGGTTGCCCTTTCCACCAACTTTTGGTACAATGATAATGGAGGAGGACTATGCGTATCAGACGAATACTAACAGCGGAGGAAAAAATTGCTAACAAACTTGGCAATGAGATTTCTGACCTCAGAGTAGATTTAGAACTAGTGGGACAATACTTAGCACAGTCACAGCCTTATGTAGTGTATAATCGTTTACAGGTAATAGCAGAAGCAGCCAAGGAAACCAAGGAGGGCACCAACTATGCCAGAAACAACTTTTGAGAACAAGGCCCTTATATTGGGACAACTCTGGTTAAACTATAAAACAGATGATGAGTTATCAGATTTCTTTGAGTACAATGACTTGGGGCTGCCGCTTGCTTTTGCATTTGCCGAGGGGATAATTAATAGTACTCCTACACTAGAGCAGTATATCAACGAGTCCTGGTTCTTATTGCTAGAGGGACTAGGCATTGAGGATATAGGGTTTGAAGACATCACCGATCTTCTGGAGGAAGAGGCGTAAAACCGCCCGTGCCATACTTTTATCTGTTTGTCAAACCATCAAACCTTATTACGAAAAGACATTACGAACCCCTAAAACTTTCCCCCTGCTGAACATTACGATCCAAACCTTTATATCACCAAACCTTGTATCACAGATATCCAGGTTTGTCAAACAAGGTGTATAATTTATATATGCCAAGACACTTTGCAAACCTTTATAGCCAGAGATCTCATAGGCATGACTCTAAAAGAGATTACGATCAATTCACTGAAGACATGAATACTATAACAGGTATGTTGTATTCTATTGTTACTCTTAAGGGTTTCTTTCCTTTCTTTAGATCCCCCGCCAAAAACGCCGATCAAGCGGGCAGCCCCGCACCTTATCCGATCCCGCTCGAAAAAGCGGGGGATAAAGAGTAGCAATCCTACCCCCTATAGAATAACAAACCATTTCTCCTGGTTTCCTATATATTTTATAAAGTTTTGTTAAAAAACATTACGATTCTGGCAAATTTTCCCCTATTTTGGCTACATTTTTATGGGCAATTTCATGCATATAAGACACTTGACAAACCACTATTTTGCATGTATAATGCCCAAACCTTATATCTGGATATGATGGTTTGACAATATCGGGCATATGTGGTACAAAGGTTTGAAGGTTTTTGGATATGGAGGTTTTTCGATTTGACATTACGAACGCCTTGTGGTAAAGGGCTCCCTACTCCACTATCCTCCACAATCCTCCACTTTAACCCTATCTAATAATATCATCAGTAACATTTTTCTGTGGATAAACCTGTGGATAACTGCACTAATGGGATACTGTATCTATGCACTAATGGTATAGTAACCTGTGGATAACATACTTGACAAACCATCCAAACCAGATATAATTGATAGATGAACAAACCATTCAGTCCTAAACTATACGCCGATAACGATGATGCCAAGATACTTGTAATAGATTATCTAGAGGCTAATGGATTTTCGGCGGGGATCAATTCAGATGACTACGGGATAGACCTATTGGCCAAACATCTTCAAACCAACAAAGACTATGAACTTGAAGTTGAGGTTAAGCATAACTGGAAAGGCCCTATGTTCCAATATAAAACCTTACACTTTCCTGGCCGTAAACTTAAATTTGTCAAAGATTCCGACCAAACCGTATTCTTTATTCTAAACCATGAGAGAACTCATGCCTATTGGGTAAAAGGCAGTGTATTGGCCAAATGCCCTATAGTAATAAAGGACACCATCTATACCAGAAATGAAAGGTTTATAGAGGTGGCCATAGATAACTGCCATCTCCTAGACCTTAACAAACCCCTATCCCTGATATAGGCACTATAGACGATACTAACCGATAGTGCTCTTATAGAGCATATGAAGGTTTGTTATTCTATTTTCCGCCGAACTTTACATACCGCCGAAATTTAAACCTGTGGATAAACCTGTGGATAACTATGATACAATGGTTATATTATGATTAGAATACTATGCTACAAGTGCGGAGTCGTATTTGAAAAAGATTACGATACCAAGACTTTATGCCCGAACTGCGAAGACAAACTGTTCGAGCAACAGTCCTCTTTTGAAGAATAATACAGTGCTATAATATTTTTGTATATGGATCAAGAAATGCTAGACAGGATAGCCAAGATCATATCTCCCTATCTTAAGACCAAGCACAAAGAAAAAGAGTCACATATCTTGGCAAAACAAATACTTGAGGAGTTGAAAAAAGATTATGACAACACTAGAAATTTTCAATGAATCTCCGTACAAACTTGTAAAAAACTATTTTAAGATAAATACAGATTGGGAGACAGCACTTACTCTTTTGTATAAAAATTCTGACAAATCTCAGCATAGCCCTGGCGTTCTGTGGTTTAAGATTAAAAACCGTAAAATATTTAAAGAAATACCAGACCTCAAAACTTTTTGTGAAAATATAAATAAAGACTCCAACTCAGAGTTTTTTGAAAATTGTTCGTTTAACGACGATTGGTATTCAGGATTTTGTAACTGCTCTGGCTTATGGCATCTAGATGGTCCTGTTTTATCTTTAGATTATCAGGGCATGCAGGCTCACAAAGATGTATTCGATACTGCATATATTCAAATTTTAGGCAATTCTTTTTGGACACTTGGAGGAGAAATAGAAGTAACACTAAATCCAGGCGATCTTCTATATGTATCTAAAAAAATAACTCACGCAGTAAAAGGTGAAGGACCAAGATTTGGTGCTTTAATTGTTGCTCCCAGATACAAGGGCAGTACAAGCCTCAAAAACTCCATGTGATACAAAATGACCGCAAGGGCATGGCTCTGTTTTGCATGTGCAATCTTCTGGCCTAGGCAAATACTGCTTGTCGTTAGCAGTCTCAATAACATTACAAGGCTTATTTGATTGATGTGCAACATATTTACCACATGGACAAAATCCTATTTTACCCCATTGTCCTGTGTGCCCACCACCACCAACCTGAACTACCTGACCATCATCACCAACATTAGCACTTCCAGAACATGTTCTAACATCTTTGCTATATTGCTGGTTGGGGTGTTTATTTCGTTTCATAATCATAGTCTACCATACAGACCAAATGATGGTATAATTAAATCAACATGGAAAATTTCAACAAAGTCTACCTAGAAGAAAATATCTTTTACATAGAAAATTTTATATCAGATCCTGACATAGAAGAGGTTCTTGCTAATGTCGGATCTTGGACTCTCAGAAGACAAGATCATCATGAAAAGATATCATTTTCTATATTTGAGTCAGAAGAGGCGATCAATAAATTTAAAAAACTCGTTGAGGACAAGGTTTCTATTGTAACCAACAATAAAGATCAAAAACTAAGAAAGATATCTATGTTGCAAAAGTATAGCCCTACGGATTCATCTCCATTGGCTTTGGGGTATCACTACGAAAACCACCCAGAATGTGATTACGAATCTAGATGGATTACCCTTGGTGTTGTGCTATATTTAAATGATGGATACACAGGTGGAGAGTTAATATTTGAACACAAACCTATTGAGTTTGCACCTAAAAAGGGAACATTAATAGTGTTTCCAGCAAGTGAAGAATATAGTCATGCTGTAAAACAGGTCACAGGTAAGGATCGTATTGTATATTCTGCATTCGTGTATGCTAAACAATATTGGGACATATTAAATAGAGCAGGGTTTACTGACTTTTAATAGCATTGTTGACTATCCTTATCAAACCTCGTCTAGTTATCTTACTAGCATCAAATGTTTCTGTATAACCACCTTGTGGCATATCGTCTTTATCCAAGAAATGTCCATACCTATCTCTTAGTGTGTTTAGTACTAAGGTTTCTACGGCTCTTGCTTGATCCCGCCGAGAAAAGGCCCAATACTTAATTAATATCCAGCCCTTGGTCCTATGGCTTGCAAACCTTCTACCTGAAACATCTGATATACCCACCTTAACGGCCTTATGTATGGGACTATAGAGTATGTAGAGTAGGGTCATGTCTTTATTATACCCCGCCAAAATCTTCTATTTAAAAAAAACTTCTCTTGTTGAGTCTTTGGTAAACCACATAGGAATAGTATACCTTTCTTCCTGTGTAGCGTTTACTTGATGAACCATATCTACATTCTGCGATGGGAAAATAACTAAGTTGCCTACAATTGGTTTAACAGAAAAATTAAAAGTTGGAAAATATAAGTCTCCTCCATCAATTACTGTATTAAGATATAAAATACAACTATAAGCAAAATGCTGCTGATATCCACTGCCTACATCAGAATGAATGTTGATCCAATCACCTTTTAAATGCTTTGTAAGCCATAGTGATGTCAGGTATTGTGTTTCTTCATTGTATAGTTCTTGTATTTTTAATTTTGCCTTTTCGACTATATCTTTAACCAAGTTCTCTATATCCTCAAGCCTTGTTATGGCTTTCTCTGGTTTATATGATCTCATTTCATCATCTTGTCCAAACCTTCTTTTATAAAATCTATTTTCAAGATAAACAAAGTTTGGACTTGATCCGTCGCTCATCCATGGTTCGGCATTGACAATATTACGATTCATATAATTAATTATTTTATTTGATTCTTCCGTGTTTATAAAATTTTCAATGATTTTTACTTTTTCTACTGGATCTTGAAATACTGTCATTTATCTATTGTATCATAGGGTATAATTAATATATGAATGAACAAAAAATAAAACAAAGCATAAGGGCTTTAACAGTCCTATTTGGAATATTTATTGCCGTAACTATAATTGCAGCCATATTTGCTTGACATATAGTCACAAACCTGTCATACTAGTAGTATGCAAACATTTCTACCATCTCAAGACTTTACCCAGTCTGCCCAAATACTAGACTCAAAGCGCCTTAACAAGCAAATCCTAGAGTGCTACCAGATTCTTAATGTCTTGTCTGGCAAATCACCCACAGGTGGATGGCGTAATCATCCAGCAGTATTGATGTGGCGTGGCTTTGAGCGTGGTCTATGGGCGTATGTCCAGGCTATGATTGTAGAAGCCAAGTCTCGTGGTATCAAGACAGAGAACAACGAGGCAAACCTTAACAGACTCAAAGACCAGTCTTGGGATGATTGGGGTAGCGATGCTCCAGCATTTTGGTTTGACGATGAGAAACTTTCTAGAGTTACTACTACGCACAGAGTTAGTTTGTTTAACAAAGATCCTCTCTATTATGCAAGGTTTCAGCCATATGTTAGTAGTTTTTTTAACTCCCCCTGCTGTCCTGAGCGTAAGTTGCCATGCAAATATTATTGGCCAACACATGAAAAAGTATTGGACAGTAATTTTGTAGTAAATAAATAATTTTTAAAACCTAAAGCATGATATAATCTAGATATGGAAAAATCAAAGTGCCATTTTTGCGATAAAGAAGCACAGTATTACGATGTTGTGCTAAAAAACGCCGAATACATTGTGGGCGATGTCTGCGCCGATCATCTTTCCGTAGAATTTGTATCCTAACAAAGGAAGAAAATGAATAAAAGAATACTGAAAGATGGATCGCAAGTTGATTCATACGATAAGCCTATTGATTTAATTATACACACCAAGGCTCCTGCTAAATGGAAACTAATAGACCTTGAAACAGGACAAGAATACCTTGGCTCTGAAATACCTCATGGCACATTTGCGGAAGTTTTAAGAAACAAAGTTTTAAATGGTACTATCGGCTCTTGGTTCAAAACCAAGGGTAGAGATGTTTGACAAACCAATCACAGTAAGGTATACTTGAAATATGGAGCAATGGGTCAATAACTACGCATCATGGGTGCTTGTTTTAAGTGGTGCTGCTGCCATGTTTGTAATTGGCAGAAAAAAAAGATTTGGTTGGCTTTGGTTCATATTTAATGAATTTATGTGGACTGCATATGCCCTAATTACAAAGCAATATGGGTTTATACTTGGTGCTATCCTGTATGGGGTAGTGGGAGTTAAGTCTTTTATTCATTGGAAAGAAAAAGATAAAACAGAAAGGTTAATGCATTAATTATGATTAGTTTATTTTTCTTAATTCCAGCATTTGTTGCTGGATACATAGTTTGTTACCTAGTTATGACTTGGGGAGTTGATCAAAACTAAGTTTTTATGAAAGACTATTTCTAAATTCACAAATATTTTTAAAAACTTCATCGTTTGGCCAGAATTTTTGTAAATCAGAATAGTCAGTAGGATTTTCTTTTTTTGCAAATCTAAAAAAAATCATTTTTACAAAATCTCCATCATTAAATATTTTGTTAGGTCGCCAGTGTGCAGTTTTATTTGGATTAAAAACTAAGGCAGAATTGTTTTTAATTTCATAAGTTTCAAAATTTACACCAAGATCCCATCTTGTGTTTGAGTCAAATTGATAGTTAATTATTAAGTCGTTATTGTCCCCATCATAATGCGGAGGCAGACTTGGTGTTCCATACCTAGAACTATATTCTACATATGTGATAGAAGAGAGCGTCAGATCAAGACCAGAGATAGAGTTTGCAAGTTTTGTCAATCTTATAGTCAGTAATTTGTCCGCAAGTTCTAAGTTTTTAACAGGAAATAAATCTCCAATATTATTGATATTAAATTGTATTCTTCCAAGATATTTTGAAACAGAAATATATGAATCTTGATCATCAAATATAAAATTTCCATATTCGTCTTTTGGTGCTTCAAGATCTTTTGTTATATTATTAAATATTGAAATTTCTTTTTCAGAAAGTAAATCATCAATAATTTCTGCATCCATCCTGTAATTATATCATGCAGAATTTGACAAAACTACTATTTTGCGATAAAATTGTATTATGAGTAGACACATAACATGCCCAATTTGCAAAAAAGAGTGGGAACTGAGATGGGGAATTATGGCAAATGAGTCTTTATCTAGACATATGAAAGAACATAAGTGAAACCACTAGCACACATATACGATGTTGATGGAACTCTTGCGAATGTAGATCCATTTTTACACCATGTTCGTGGTGGCAATAAAGATTACGATGCTTTTCACTATTCTTCCATTGATGCCCTGCCAAATTTTGATGTAATTGAAATGTTAAACAATTCTTATAATGATAAATATTCAGTCATCATTGTTACATCAAGAAAAGAAAAGTATCGTGGAATCACATCTCTATGGTTGCAAAAAAACAATGTAAGAAGCCATGCCCTGTTTATGAGAGCAAACAATGACAACAGACCAGACTATGAAGTTAAAAAAGACATACTAGATAAAATAAATGAACTATGGAACGTAACACATGCAGTTGATGACAACCCACATGTAATAAAACTATGGGAAGAAAATAATATCCCTACCACAAAAATAGGCACATGGGACGGAGATCGTAGTTGACCTTATTGGTTGGCTATGGTATGATTAGTATATGAAAAAAACTAACAACAAAGTATCACAACATAAGGCAAAGCGTTACGCTAAAAATAAAAAGAGGCTTAAAGATAAACCACATCTTTCTAAGTTTGAGCGCCAACAAATTGCAAAAAGAGCAGAAATTTTAAGCGCATCGTTGCAAAGCATGACCAGCCATGCTAGATAACATAATTAAATTTATATTTTCTTGGGAAAAACTTAGGCTTGCAGTTTTTGCTGAAGTAGATTGGCATAATTCAATTACTAGAACACTAAATGATCCAGAATCTATGAAAACTGCTTCTGCTTTTTGGTGTGAAGAAGATGGTTGGCGTGGCTGGAGCATTAAAGAAGATGGGTCATACTATTTTCATGATGTGCCAGAAAAACACCTTAGTGATATATTTGATATAATAATAGATCAAGAAATAGTATACTAAAGGAGATGCATTATGGCATGTGGATGTGGATTTTCAACTGAGTACCCAGTCTGTAACGGAACTCATAAAGTTGTAAAGGCTGTAAAAGATAAAATTATTGCTGACATTGAGGCAATCGATATATCTGATGGAAAGTTAAATGGCTTGGGCATGAAAATGCTTGTGATTGAAGCAATTAAAAAGGCAAAGGGTGTATGACTTGACTATTTTTTACAACGAATGCGTAAAAAATAAAAATGTTTGGAAAATAGAAAATGTTTTTTCAGATACAGAATTAAAAAACATTTATGAAAAAGTTAATCAAAAAAGAAACGAATTTGATGAAAATTTTGTTTTTCATGGAGACTCCAGCCTAGAAGATGTAAGCGGAATAGGCCCAGATCCAGATCTTGGCAGGTTTAGAATTGGAAGAATAGAAATAACAGAAGAAGTTTTAAAAAAACTCAACGACTTATTAAAAGATAAAACAAATAAAAATTTAAAACTAAGTGGTATAAGTTGTGTTGAATATAGTAATAAACATGGCGAACCAAATTTACCACCGCATTTTGATTCTTGCGAAACAGATTTAATTATAAACTTTCAGTTGCAATCTAATACTGAATGGGAGTTGGGATTAAATTTAGAAGTTTACAAACTTGAAGACAACTCAGCATTAATTTTTAATCCTAATGAAATAATTCATTGGAGGCCTTTTAAAAAATTTAAAGATCAAGAGTTTGTCAAGATGATTTTTTTTAGATTTACAGATTATAAAACAGACAATAGTCACCTAATGTTAAGTCAGGACGACGAAATTTTTAGCGAAGTTCTTAAATATAGAATGAGTTTGTGTCATAACCTAGAAGACTGTGACTGTTTTTGTGATGACTGTAAAAAAGCACAAAAAAATATTATAGATAAAATTATTGAAGAATATAAAACTTGTTTAAACATAGTTCAATCAGAAGATAGGCTATTTTGTTATACATGGTGGAGACATGACGATTGTGAAAGAATTAGAAAGTTGTTGTATAAGATTACTAAAAATCGTTTATATACCCTGCCAGAAACAAGACCATCAGTTAATGCTGCTATAGAAGAAATGATTAATGATCCAGATACCGCAGAAATATTACGAAGACTTGAAGACAACGGTATTTGACAAGCAGTACGATACAAACTATAATTAAATAATGGAGCAGTAGCCAAGTTGGTTAAGGCCTCCGTTGGAGATACAATACCTCTGTAACTCAGCGGAAGAGTAGCGGACTTCTAATCCGTTTGTCGCAGGTTCGATTCCTGCCAGGGGTGCTATAATGGTTTTGGAGGAACAAAATGATCATACAAATTATAGGCTTGCCTGGATCTGGTAAGACTGCACTTGCAACGGCACTTAAAGAAAGAATTAATGCTATACATCTTAATGCTGATGAGGTAAGATCTACAGTTAATTCTGATCTTGGATTTACCGCCGAAGATAGGATTGAGCATGCTCGTCGCATGGGAGAGATGGCAAGGCTAATTGCAAATCAGGGCGTTGCTCCTGTCATTGTTGACTTTGTTTGTCCTACTAAAGAAACCAGAGAGGCATTTGGCCCAGCAGATGTTGTTGTTTGGGTAGACAGAATTAAGCAAGGTAGATTTGAAGATACAAATAAAATGTGGCAAGATCCAGAAAGATTTGATATCAGAATTCTAGACGGATACACATTAGAGCAGGAAGTAGACACTGTAATACAGGCGGGCGCCTTGTTTGATTGGTCTGCCCCAACAACTCTTCAGTTAGGAAGATATCAGCCTTGGCATGAAGGGCATCAGGCTCTCAAAGAAGAGGCTCACAAAAGAACTAAGCAGGTATTAGTAGGTGTTCGCAATACATACAAGACATCAGAAAAGGATCCATTGAAGTATGATGAGGTTGCAACATATATTCAGCAAGATAATCCATTTAAGGATACATTAGTATTACGACTGCCAAATATTACAAATATTGTTTATGGTCGTGATGTAGGCTATAAGATTGAACAAGTAGATTTGGGAGCAAATATTCATGCTATATCGGCTACGCAAAAGCGTAAAGAAATGGGCATCTAAAATATTAGATAAAATAGGCAATGATAAAATTGAGTGGCCTTCGTGAAAGTAACTAGGGCAAGATCATTTGTTAAGGCACTAAGTTACCGCATATGGGGAACTCTTTCTTCATTTGTTGTTGCCTTTGTGATTACAAAAAATGCTACAATATCAGGAGCAATCGCTTTTTGGGAAACAGTAATTAAAGTATTTATCTACTATGCCCATGAGCGTGGATGGAACTATATACAGTGGGGGAGAAGGTAGTTTTTCTGATCTAATCAGAAACAAAACTATGGTATCATATCCATATGGAAAAAATATATCTAGATGAAGACAAAAAGGTTTGGATCATTGAAGATTTCTTAACAAAAGAAGAACTTGAGTGGTTCAAAACACAGACAGACGACGAACTTGGCTGGTATCCAACAATGAGGTCGCCTTATAAAAATATACTAAATAAATTTTTAAATATTGTTCCTAAATATGACGAAAATGGAAATATAGAATTTCCAAACGAAACATCTGAAGTTATAGATCTTCCAGTATTTACAAGACCAAATGGCGTATGGCAAAGGCTTGAGTCTGTTCTTCCTCCATCATACCGCAGACATGCCACACTCCAAAGTTTTAAATATATGACAGATGATCAGATAAAAGAAAACTTAAATATGGACATAATAAATTCATATAATATAGATGATAAAAATATAGATTTTGCTATGTATTGGCATGAAGATCCAGGTCATGAACAAAACATTGTATGCTCCTTCAGTTTATATCTTAATGATGATTACGAGGGTGGAGAATTAGAGTTTGCTGAAGTTCCTATTAAGTTAAAGCCAAAGGCTGGAACGCTTGCTGTAATTCCTGGAGGCCACAAATATAGACACAGAGTTAATAAGGTTTTGGGTCCAAACTCAAGACATACTCTTTACGGAAACTCCTACATAGACCCTTCAATAGTTATAGCAAGCACAAAGGATGATTGTTAAATTATGGAAAAAGTATATTTAGATGAAGGATTATGGTACATAGAAAACTTTCTAAAAGAAAATGAATTGTCTTTATTAAAAAAATATTGTGATGATCCAAACCATTGGTACACAACTATGCGTTCTCCATATAAAAACATATTAAACAAATGGCCTATGAGTGAGCCTAGATATGATGAAGATGGCACACTTGCAATTCCAAACCAAGATGATCCAGTTATAGAAGAAGTTTTTGATATTTTTAGCGGCCCAGAGGGGATATTTGAAAGACTGAGATCTGTACTTCCAGAAGGATACGCACCAAACAGCGGGATTCAAACATTCAAATATTGTACAGACGAAGAAATAAAAAGAGATAGAGACGAAAGTATGTCTCTTGGCAATGCAGAAATGTTTGCAGTTAGATCTAACCCCGATAGCGCAGAAGATATTGACTATGCTATGGATTGGCACTGGGAAGATACAGGTGCTACTGGTAGTAGGATTGCATCACACTCAATATACCTGAATGATGACTTTGAAGGTGGCTACATAGAATTTAAAAAAGGCTATATAGTAAAGCCAAAGGCTGGCATGTTAATAAATATTCCGATTGGCAAAGAATTTACCCACAGAGTAACAAAAGTTCTTGGACCAAACTCAAGGCACACGCTATATGGTCAGTGCTGGTCTGATAATAATATAGTACTTAGTACAAAAGACGATTGCTAAAAGGGTGCTATAATAATCTCATAACCTATAGGAGGTAATCGATGAAATCTATATATGATATCGAATTGGAGTCTGCTGAAGGAGAATCACACTTCTTGCAGCAATTTAAAGGCAAAGTAGTATTGCTTATCAACACAACAGTTGGTTGTGGAAACGCTGGTCAAATGGAGTCTATTCAGTGGATTCAGGAAGATCTTGCTGGAGATGACTTTACTGTTGTTGCAATTCCAACAAATGACTTCTGTGGTCCTAGCATTACAAAAGGAAAGTGGTCAAAAGGTATCACTTGTGGTTTAGACTCAAAGAATTACGGAATAGATGTTTATGGTGTTACGTTCCCATTTTCAGAAATGATTACATCAAATCCCGCAGAAATCCCACTAGAAGCACCATGGCTAGGAAAAGGACCAGGACTTAACGGAAATGGACAGCCTTTTGGAGAAAGACATGAACTATATCTAGAAGTTTCAAGACAAATTTTGGAAATAATGAATAAGAAAAAAGAACTTGGTATAGTTGAAAAAACAGATTATGAATCAAGATATTTAAATGAACATAATGGCGGATTCATGATGAATGCTAACTTTGAAAAATATTTAATTGATAAAGATGGATATGTGGTTAAGCATTATCCTGCTACAACATTGAACTGGGATGTTGAGCGTACACTCAAAGAAGATCTAATAGCAAAAGGACAAGATCCAAAAATGGGTCCAGATAGATCTGAATACATTTTCAATGAGGAAAATGCTGTTATCCGTGACCATATCGAAAGATTGATGGCTGGAGAAAAATCAATCATTAATCCAGCATATGTCAATGCAGACGAACTAGTTGCTGTTTAATAAATTAGTTATTAATAAAAACCATTCTCTCCTATGATATACTTAGTATAGAACATAGGAGAGAATTTTTATGAGCATATATGATTTATCATTTATAGACAACAACAAAAATGTTGTAGAACTAAAAAACTTTAAGGATAAAAATATTCTTATTGTAAACACAGCAAGCAAATGTGGGTACACCTCACAATATGCAGACTTACAAAAGGCACAAAGTGATTCGTTAGTCGTTATTGGATTTCCCTGTAATCAATTTGGCAACCAAGAGCCAGACTCCAATGAAGCAATTAAGCAATTTTGTACAACTAACTTCGGAGTAACATTTGCCATCTCTGAAAAAATAGAGGTTAATGGTCCAAATGCCCACCCAATATATAAATATTGCAAGGAGAAGGCTACTGGGGGAAGAGATATTGGTTGGAATTTTGAAAAATTTTTAGTGTCTACAGATGGATCTATAAAGCATTATCCTAGTTCATATAAGGTATCCGATATTGCAGTATAGCCCCTATAATGCTATAATAGTAGTAAGGGTGTAGTTAGCCTATATTTGTCGGGAAACACTTATAGCCTATGTTGCAACACTACACCCCCTATTTTTGATCAAACATAGAAGAAAGAGATATAATGAAAACAATTGGATATAAATTAAATCCATTTCGTATTGTCGGAGTAAAACCAGGAAGACTGGATGGCGCTGATGATGTTTTTGAAGTATTAAATGAACAATGGTTTCCAGGAAAATGGAAGGTCCTTGTATACTATCCAAAGGATTTTACCTTTGTTTGTCCAACAGAAATTGTGGCATACGATAAGTTAGTTAATGATTTCAATGATCGTGATGCAGTATTATTAACAGGATCAACAGACAATGAGTTTTGCAAGATTGCATGGCGTAATGCACATGAAGATCTAAAGAAAACCAATTCTTGGTCTTTTGCAGATCAGGTTCGTGAATTTCAATGGGATGATAAAGAAGGCTACACTGGTTTAGCAACTCAACTTGGTGTTCTAAATGAGGATGGTGTTGCTCTTCGTGCAACATTTATCATTGATCCAGATAATGTTATTCAACATGTAACTGTAAATAATCTTAATGTCGGAAGAAGTCCAGAAGAAACATTACGTATTCTTGATGCTCTTCAAACAGGAGAACTTTGTGCATGCAATAGAAGCCTTGGTGGAGAAACACTATGACTTGGGTAGATGAAGTCAAGGAACTTGTTCCTGAATATGCTAAAGACATTAAGTTAAATCTTGATGCTGTCATTAATAGAAGTACTGTAGATTATGATTATGCTTCATCCCTCGCACTTGCAGCAGCATTAGCAACAGGTAATCAAGATATTGTTGCTATGATTTCTGCTGGCGTTACAGATGAGGTAGAAAAAAATGCAGCATTTACAGCAGCAGCATTGATGGCACAAAACAATGTTTGGTATCCATATACTGAAATGGCAGACGATCCTAACTTAACTGGATTACCTGCACAACTTAGAATGAATGCTATTACATCTCATGGAGGTACAACAAAGGCTAAGTTTGAGTCTTATGCATTAATTGCATCAATCATTGGTAAATGTCATTTTTGTGTTAAGGCTCACTATGAAACCTTAAAACAAGAAGGATATACAGTTGAACAACTTCGTGATATTGGACGAATTGCTGCAACTATTAATGCTATTGCAAAGGTTGTTGTAGCATAGTGGATTGCCTCCTTAACTCAGGGGTAGAGTACCCGCCTTGTAAGCGGGTTGTCGTAGGTTCAAATCCTACAGGAGGCTCAAATGAGTTTAGAAAATGATATAAAAGATATACTGTTTGAAATCGGAAAAGAAATAAAGGTACATAAATTGATAGATGGCAATCTTATTATTGAAATAGATTATGATAAGTACACGATCCAAATTATGGAATTAATAAAAGATTATTTAACCAAACATTGATTTTAATTTAAATTCAGATACAACGCCAGAAACACGATCATAAATTTTGCCGTCAATTTTTGATATTAAAGTTGGAACTGATTGAACATTGTATTGCTCGGCTTTATAAAATTCTGTATCAACATCAACCTTATCATAGTGAATATCTGTATTATTTTTTAAAAACTCATCTATAACTGGTGCCATTCTTTTGCATGGATTACACCATTCCGCTGTAAAATGTATTAGTTCTTTCATTACTTATCTTTCTTGTTATACTCGCCGTATTTACCAAGAACTGCCTTAACAGTACCGTCTTTTCTTAAACGAACAATCATTCCGTCTTTAATCTGAACTGGATTAAATGGATGCTTTGATCTGTACTTGCCAGATGATTTTCTTTTTGACATTAAAGTGTATGCTTTTCTGTTTGCACTCTTGTATAATCTTTTCCAAAGTCAGCAAACAATGCCTTATCTTTTTCACGATTAACAATTCCTCTTGACCAAGAGAATCCTGCATCTCCACCCCATGCAAGCCACATAATATAACCATTAGATGGGTTTGCTGAGTTGCCCCAGTCCTTGCCCTTTTTGTCTATTTCATGGCGTGAGAAATATGAATACATTCTTTTAACAGTACTAAGAGACAAAGTTTCTCCTCTTGCTAACTGCCCTGCACGAGTCCAGCCAACTGAAGTTCCTGCACCTTTTGCCTTACCATCTTCTTTAAATTTAATTGCTTTACGAGCAGCAGCCCTTGCCCCTGCAGGTGGAGAATAACCTTCTGCTTTAGATACAGAGTCTGTATCATACTCAACTGTGTCGTCATCTTCCCAAAGATCATCAGCCTTTGCAGCAGGAACACAGTTAGGAACTGGCTTACCATTTGCGCCTGGCTTCATGCCACGCTGGACATATCCATCCCAACACGGTGCTTGTTTGTTTACATTAGCACAGCAATCTGATTTCATTTCTCCAGATTGACATTGAGGACATTGCTCACATGTTACATTTAATTCTTTGCACATTGGACATCCGCATCCTTCGTATGCTTTATCCATTCCCACATTTGACTCTAGTGATGGCATAGCCATTACTTCCGATGCTTTTGCTCCAACAAAATACTCAGTCTCTTCAAGACCACCATCTTCCATTTCAAATAATTGTATTAATATCGCAGGGTCTTCTGGACTTGCCTCGAGTGCGTACTCAGATCCTGGAGTTCCAAGCATACCCTCATTCATAACATGAACAACACGACCAACATACATTTCTTCTTCGTGTGGGGCCATAACCATGTCGCCCTCTTTGACCATTGCCTTGCCTATATTGCCCTCAGAACGGTTTATAGCGTAGATCTGTGCTGCAGCCTCAGAACGAGTCTTATGGCATCCCATAACCTCTCCTGTGTCCTTTAAAGCGGGGTATCCAGAACAACCATTAGAACCCTTAGCACCTATACGATACGGCATAAAACTATTATAGCATAAAAAAATGAGCAGTTTCTCCACATGCTCAGGTGGGCGTTGGCAGCGATACCATACGCTATATATCTATTATATCATTTACTTGATTTTGATAGTTTTGGGCTTCTTTTCTTCGGGGATGTTTCTTTCCACAAAGACGCTAAGAATACCGTCTGCCATTTCAGCACGATCAACCTCCATATACTCTCCGAGAGCAAAGGTGCGTGTGAACTTTCTGGTTGCGATACCCTTATGCAGGACATTATTTGCGTCCTCTTCGGTTTTCTCACCCTTTACAATAAGACTTCCATTATCCACAGAAACCTCTACCTCATCTTTGCTGAAGCCAGCAATAGCCAAAGATAGTTTGTAAGTATCTTCATCAATCTTTACCACATCATATGGTGGATATGATTGACGAGTTGCCTCACGATGGATATTATAGAAGCGGTCCAACTCTCTGTTGAAACCAATAAAAAATGGATCCTTAAAAAGATCCAATGACCATGAACTTACCATTATTTCCTCCTTGTTAAGCGAGTTCAATTTGTACCCCCCTTTGGGCAGGCACAACTAAATTATAGCATAATAAAACAGGGATGTCAAGTGCCCATCCCTGTCCTATAAACAAATACTATTAAAGCATTTGCTGTGGCTTTCCGCCACCGCCAGACTTCTTCTTTGCTGGAGCCTTCTTTGCAGGCTTCTTTACAACCTTTGCAGACTTAACTGCAGCGTCTACATCTTCTACAGATGGTAGGCGACCAAACGCTGTGTCGTTTGGATTTGCTGCTCTCAATACTACTGGCACAATTGCACCAAGCAATGAGTATGCTAGTGTCTGTGGATCAGTTACTCCAGAAGCATACATTGCTGTTGCTGCTCCAAGAACTGATCGACCATAAGACGCTAGTGCTGCCTTAATTTGTTCATTCATTTTTTTCCTCCTAGGATATGAACTTCGATATGGCCACCCAAACTGGTTGAGCAAGCCATAATCCAATTATACCAGCAACGCCAGCGAATACTGGAGGGGCTGGAATTGGAATCTTAACTGGGGATATTGCGCTTATTGATAAGATTATTAAGCCTAAAGTAAGGCCTACTGATAATGATAACAAGATTTCTTTCATTTATTCCCTCGCATTTTGTAGTTGTGTGTAATGGTTTAAACAAACATCTAAAACCCTTGTTTCTGTGCTAAACAATTTTTCTCCGTCTTCTTTACAATAAAGAACATTACAGTATCCAACTGGATCCAAAAATATCTGATCATAGGTTTTTAACTCTATCATTTTTGTGACTCCACATACTGATTGATAAAAGATATAATAATTTCTGATTCAGATCTTGGAACAGCATTAATTAAAAGATGATTAATATTGTCTTCTTTAAGAGTTTGAACAAATTCGTGGAAACTATCGTATGTAAAATATTCTACATCTCCTACTACCACTGGGACTTCGCCTTTTTTCCAGACTGGTCTCATTGCATGTTTTGCCAGTGGCTCTAACTCTTCTTTTGTTTTTCTAATAATTGGTGTCATTGCCAGCATAACCTCTGTATCTTTAATATCAAGATTAATCATCATTGATGGATCTTTTAAAACATCTGACCAAAATCCACGTTTATAAATATGGTAAGGCAAAATTATTTTATTTTTGTATTTTTTAACAGTTTCAAAAACATAACTGTTTGTAGTTGATATATAAACATCTAAAGTGTTCTCTAGTTGCTTTCCTTCTGCAGTTTGAGTAGCCATTATGCCATTATTTATTTCATCAAGTTTTTTAATAAATTCAATTGTGTATTTTGATCTTTCTAAAGATTCTGATAGATCATTTACCTCGCCTAAAATACCACCAATATTTTTTTCATGATCTTTGATATATCCAGGAACAACATTGATTTGAAGTCTATTCGGAGCAATTTCGCTTATTGATTGACTTATTGTGTATAAATATTGTGGAGATATAGTATATGGCCTAATTGCAACAAGATATTTAATCTTGCCGTCTGTTTTGATTTCTCTTGCAACTCTTGTAAACATGTCTCCTTCTGTCGGATCATATGTATACATTACCCCAGAAAAATTATTTTTTTCAAGAATAGGGGCTGTCTCCATACTATTTTCATGAAACACACCACCAAAATAATAAAAATTCATTATAACATTTTACCATAATCTTCGGGAAGTAATTTTTTTAATTCTTTAAATTCTGAAGATATTTTCTTCAAAGCAAAATCATGGGGAGAAACCATTCCCTCAATAGCAGCCCCATACTTGTCATAATAGTCAATCTGTGGCTCAACCTCATCAATAAATTTTTGTAGTCCAGCCTGAACAGACTCTATATACTCATATGCTAAATCACGAGAATCTGAAACAAATTTTAAAAAATCTTCATTTGCTTTTTCTTTATCTGTTTTATTTTCTTTATGCTGGATTTCTTGCTGTAACAAAGTTTTTAAAGTATTTGCAAGAATTGAAATGTTTATTCTTTTTTGTACAATATACAAATAAATAAATAATAACGAAGTGATAGACAAAGCAACTATAGCAAATATTTCTATCATAATTCTTTCCCTCCCTCTCTAACCAACTGAACAATTGCCCCGTTCTGCTCAAGAGCCTTCTTTGTTTTAATCATATAGTTTGCAGCACGAATCTTGTCATCATGACTTAAAAGCATAAAAGATTTTTCAGAAGCACGAACAGTTAAAAATCCCTCTTCGTGTTCAATTATTTGTAAAGAAAAACCTTTTGGTGCAAGATGATCAAGAGACCTAAAGGCTCTTCTCATTGCATCTGTATATATTAGTCCATTGTTAAAGACTGCCATGTTACACCCCAATCAGATTTTGTTTTATGGCTAGAAAATTCTTTTGATATTTCGCCGTTTTCTAAGTATACCCCGCCCCAAACGCCCCACTCTTTGCCAGAAATACCAACAGAAAAACACTCTTTTCTTACTGGACATTCAGAACATAGCAGGTCTACAGCAGGCCTTAACAACTCATCTTCTTCGTATTTATCAAAAAAAACATTAGTATCATAATCTAGGCATGCAGCATTATCTTTCCATTCATACCTATTCATAATTATGCTACATACTTGTCAGGTATTTCCCATCCATTTCTAGAGACGACAAAAATCTTTTTTAGGTACCAAGCACCGTTTTTAAGTGCTCCGTATTTTGATGTCATTGCCTTATCTGACCTTGACATTTCAACAACATTCCAACCATCCCAAGACAAGTTTTTGTTCTTGGAAACAATTGTCTCCATTTGTTCAAGAGAATCTATTGTTTTCATTTTTATACTCCTTAAAAGTTGTATACGTTTGTATTAATATTTTTTGACTTTGACAAACTAACTAGGTTCGACACTCTTTCTTTTGGATTTGCAACAAAAGCAAAGTGATCAAAACTATCAATATTTTCTTCAAGCCATTGAGGAGTAACCCTAAATAGTTTGATAGACTTTCCTCTAGACTTCATACCTCTTTCAGAAAGATTTACAAACTCCATCGCCATATCATTAACATTTCCTGGACCAACAGAGTATAAGTAAAACTCTTTTTCATTATCTTTTAATTCAGACAAAGCAACAGCCATTGCTCTAAGGAAAATATTATAGTTGTTGAAATTAGGCGTTCCCTGAACCCCTACTATCATCACTTGTCCCTTCTGTTAGTTTGTCTACTATGAACAACATCTTATCTAATTGTACCTTATCCATATTGGTTGTGTCAACTTTTTCTGCAGAATCTTTATCAATTTTTTCATTTACTAGAGGGGCTTTATAAAATGTATTATTTTTAATCCAATACGCTACATCATCTACAACTATTACCTTGGTTGTAGATTCATCCTGATGTCTACTAGACTGAGTTTTTGGCTTAAGCCTTCTTTTGTGCTTTTTAGATCCTGAGTATCTGTGGTGCAGTCTAGCCTGACTTACAATCTGCACATTTTTTGTATGCCTACGAGACTTGAATAGATAAAAGAAAATAGAGAGCAGCATTGCTGCCGTCAAAAGGATTGCTCCAAAAATATCGTTCATTAATGCCCCCTAAACTTATTTTATCACTTTTTGTTAAAAAGAAGTTTGATTAACTGTTTTAGGGCTGACCTTTCATTTGCATCCAATTTTTTTACCTGTTCTGGATCAAGAGATTTTTTATTAAGGCTAACAATAGGGTTAGCATCTGTCACATCCATATCGATAAAACCTTTTTCCCACAACTTCATTGACATTTCTGAAAAATATTTTCCCAATGCTACATCAAGTTTTGGATCTATGTCTTTCAACATTTCTGTTTTAACATACATGTTTTCTCCTGTTTCTGGATCCTTACCAGCAAACCTTAGCCCACCAGTTAAAACTAATTTGTTGAATATTTCATTCGATTCATTCATTTTCCAGATTTCTTTCTAGCCTTTGCCAAAGCATCAAAATCTTTTACCTTAGTATCTCCAAGGTAGCCCCAAGCATAACCATCATTAATCATATGGTCGTTTACAGAAACGGTGTCTCCGTCTACATAAAGCCAACCAAGAATTCGACCATACTTTTCAGAAGAGTCCATCTTTTCTGTCTTAATTACTACAGACTTTGCATCCTTCAAAAACTTCTTTAGGTACTCTTTAGATTCTAGCCCCAGAGCCTTTTCTTTAAGATCTTTAGTACGAGACTCTGGAGTATCAATACCAGCGAGTCTAACACGAGACGCAAATAAAATATCAAAACCCAAATCAATTAGAACGTCAATAGTGTCTCCATCTACTACGCCCTCTACTTTTCTTACATAATATGTATACATTAGTAATCTTTCCCCTTTGCTTTATTTTCAATTAGTTTATTTCTTTCATCAAGAACGGTAATTGCAAACTTCATCATTTTATCGTAACCAACAGCATTGTCCATAACCTTGTTATAGTGATGACCACAAAACAACAGTTCTCCGTTTAAGCCAGTTACTCTCACTAGGGCCTCAGCACCACATCTATCACACCTGTCAATTGGGGATAGTTGCCACTCTGTCTTAGCCTCATCTTTAACCATTGTAAACATATTATACCTTCCGATTGTCAGTAGAATAAAATCCACTGCCGTTGAATACTGCTCCTACATTAGAGTATACACGAATTAGATCTGAATTGCAAGCATCACATTTATACCCTGGATCCTCAGACGCCATTGGTCTTTGTTTAATAAAGTTTTCTTTACATTCTCCACATCGATACTCATATATTGCCATCTTATTTATCCTTTAACCATGTTGCTATTACATATTTTGTTCCAGTCACTACTGGATGAGCAAGATGAGCATATGCATAATTTGAAGGAAAAAGCACTAATGTCCCTGCTTTTGGCTTTATCTTTAAATTAAAATTAGCAAACTCTAACTCTCCGCCCTCATAATTATCATTTAAATAAATCAAGACAGAAACTGATCTTGATGTTTCTGTTCCATTATCGTAATGAAGATTATACTTTTGACCAGGATTATACCTTAAAAGTCCATAACTTTCTGCGTCTTTAATTTCTTCATTTATATTAAATGTTTTGGTATATTGAGAAATTGCAGACCTAACCAGATTATTGCAGGCTTCGTATATGTCTTTTCCAATTTTACTTACAGCAGCAGCCTTTCCAATAGAAAGACCATAACTTGTTCTTACTGATTGGCGCAAAGGATCCCCACTCTCGTAATCTTCCGTTGTTTGGGATGGACGAAAACTAACAGGAATTGACTGATCATCGTCAATAGACAATAAGTCTTTGATTGTTTGTTCATAGTCTTTCCACACATTCTCATATACAGCAACAGCACCTGCATAAATATGTGTAGGTTTAATAGGTGTAAGGTTTGCGACCATTAACTCTTTTTCTTTGATTTAGCCTTTACTTGCCAAACAGGAAGTTTAAGTTCATCACCAGACCACTCATAACCAAGTAGTTTAACTACAAACTTAATAATTTTAATACGCATTATTTAACCTTTCTGCCAAACTTGGCCCATGCTCTTTCATGTAAATAAAAGAATGTCATTTCTAGTGTTAGATATGATAGTCCATAAAAACCAACATATTCCCACTCTGCTTCTCCAGTATAATATTTAAGTACAAAATAAATTATTCCAGAAACAAAAGTAAAATGTACAAACGGCCAACTAATAGTCTTCAACAAAGACTTCTTTTTTGATTCCATTATAGCGCTACCTGTGCCTTTCCTCCACCGCCACCAGCAGCCTTCTTCTTCTTTTTCTTTGCAGCAGGCTCTGCAGATGTTGCAGTATCAGATGAACCAACCTTACTCAATAGCGGAAGGCTTTCTTCTCCAGCGTATACTGGTCTTCCCCATCCAACAACAGCATTAACCAACTTCTTCTTGTTGTTCTTAACATATGCACGAGTCTTCTCTACACACATTCCACCATTGCGCTGGTCTCCTTTTGCAGTTCCAGAGGTATTACCTTCGATGACTTGAATAGTTCCATCACCATTATTCTTAATACAAAGACCAACATGCGAAATACGATTTACGCCATCTTCTGGGAAATCAAAATAAATCCAATCACCTGGAGTTGGATCGTCATTACGAGCATCTGCCCAACGATCATTCTTCTTAAACCAGTCAGACGCTGCAATAGTTGCTGCAGTCTTTGGATATTTCTTTGGATCTAGTCCTGCAGTAAATGCACACCAAGAAACAAATGATTGACACCATGGCAAAAAGTTTGCACCTGTCCACTTGCCATACTTTGTCTCATTATCTTTTGGACCCTCAATAGTTCCGAGTTCCTTTTTTGCAACCTCAATGATTGCTTCTAAACTACCTTTAACTGCCATAATATTCCTCCTTGTTGATATGACAATATAATTATATCACGCTGCCCCACCTGGTCTCGATCCAGGGACATCCGAATTAACAGTTCGGCACTCTACCATCTGAGTTATAGGGCAATGTGGGCAGTTTTTAGTCATGCCCAGGACAATTAATTAATTACGAATATATGATGTATTGCCAATTAAAATCTTTGACAAAGATGAAAAATACTCTGTAAAAGTTTTAAATGTATTACGGCTTACATATGAAGCAGCAGACACTGCAGTTGCTACTGAACTTCCAGCAGTTGATGTTGGAGATCCATTATATTTAGTAATTTGAACCGAACCAGGAGCAACCATATCAAGACCAGGGCCTGTATTTGTTGCTGCCTCTAGTTGAGTTGCGCTACCAAGTGCACCAACACCTGTCACTCCACTAACGCATGATGGAAAACCAACAACATCTCGTCGTCTGTCATTTCCTACCGCAACAAAAACTGGAATATTGTTTGCATTTAGAGATGACACGGCATTGATGGTAACTGTGTCTCTTGTGCACAGTGCAAGGTTTCCTGTACTTACCGAAGATTGACTGACTGAAAGAGCATCGATACTGTACTTAGCAGCATTCTTTGATACCCAGTCAAATGCTAATGCCAAGGCTCTTGCATCTCCCCTTGAATTTCCAAGGGATGTAACATCATTAAATCTAATAAAAACAATCTTTAGATTTGGATTAACAGTCAGAGCAGACTTTACCATTGCATCGCCGTGATATGTAGCATTGTTGACTGATGTTGGCCATGGGGCAGACGCTGCACCCTTGCCCTCCATAAACAATTCTCCGTTAGGGCAAGACATGTTTTGAGAAACAATCTTTGACTTTACAGTTGTAAAGCAAACCTCATGAATAATTTGAGGGAAGTTGTTAGAATTAATAGCAGTATCAATAATTGCTAAAACCCTCTCATCGTTTGCCCGTACTGGCTGAACTGTGCTAATTACAAATAGTGCTGATAGTATTGCTAGTAGTGCCTTTTTCATTTTTCTCCTTATTATTTTTATTTGTTTATTCTTTTATTCTTACAACTAATTGACATGGGTCGCCTCCTGCTTCCCACTCTTCTTGCTCTTCTTCACTCATGTAGGGATCTCCATCATGAGTGTTACAGAATGGCTCTGTTATCCATCCTCGCTCAATACCATTTGAAAGCCAGATACCGAACTCGTCTAGATCTTCATCTTCTATCATATTATAAGTATACCCAACAATCCCTAATTTGTCAATTCGCTAATATAATTTAAATTAATAACACATCTAACCTTAGAGTCTGTTTGTGATACTCCAGAATGCATTACATTTGAATTAAACACAACAAGCCTATTTTCTACACTGTCTACTTTTGATCCGTCTTCAAAAATGGTATATCCATTATTATTATTTAAATAAAATATTGCTGTTGTATTATTAAACTCAGTATCTGAATGCATGCCACCAACTACTGGGACGCTTGTCCTTGTGCCAAGATTTACCTTTACTCTATATATGTATGAAGGATTTATTTTTTTTATTAACGGATCTAATACATTATAAAAATCTGATTTAATTTCATTTTTTAGACATAGTGTATTAAAAAATTGAAACTTATCTATTCCATACTCTTCATCTGAAGACACTACAATTGGACTATAAAACCAAGGGAAACTACCCCCCAGAACAGTATCGTGAATAGTTTTAAAATCATTTTTATTTAAAAAGTTATCTAAAACTTTAATTTTTTTCTCCTAAAACTTTAAGCAGTAACAATGTCTACTGGACCCATGCAAGATGGGCTAAACTTAATTGCTGCATTTACAGCCTGAAGGACTCTGTTTCTTGCATTTTTTTGTTTATCTGTTGCATATAAAACACCGTATGCATATTCTGCCCCAGAACCCATTGCTATGTATGGGGTAGAATATTTAGATAAAGACATATCTACAGCACTGTGTTCATATATCTCTCCACGAATTGCAATAATCAAACCGAGATCTCCATCCTTTGTTGTATCAACCCAAAACTCATTGTAGAATTCTCTTAGTTCTTTAATAAATTTAGTCTGCATAAACTTATCTGTGTCTTTAATATTAGGAGCAGTTGGTTTAAAATTGTAACGAATTCTTTCTCCGTCTAATGCCCCAGCATATCCAATAAGGTATGGACCTATTTTCCAAACCTTGGGTGCTTCAAGAGCAAGGATCGTTCCGTCATCAGACGCACCACGATCTCCCGCCATGTAAACTTTGCCTTCGTGTTTTAATACAGCAATACAGGTCATGCCAAAAGCCCCTTCAGATAGGTATAGTTAAGTATACCATTCCCTGAAGGGGCCGTCAAGTAGGCTCAAAAATGACTAATTAGCCTTTTTATCTACCGTTTTGAACGCTTCATTTATTTCTGATATTGTGAGTTTTCCATCGTCCAAAAAAGCCCTTGCAAGCCTTTCAACAACAGAAGCAACACCAAGCAAACCAGCAAGCATTACTGCCTGAATTGTGTCAATTCCAACTACTGCCCCAGCACCAAGTACCGATAGACCAGACGCTGCAAATACTGCTACAATTCTCATCAACACATTTGTCAATGCTTTCTGTGGATGCTCTTTCTTAGGAGCCTCTACTATTTTTTTAGTTGCCATGTTAGTCCTCCTTTCTAAGCGGTATTGATATTAACCAGACCACTGTTGTAATTAATACTGCAAGACCAACAATATCTCTTGCTGATCCTGTTAGGGTTAACCAAGCGATAAAGAATCCAAGGAGAGTAAATGCCTGAGCAATTATTTCTACACCAGCATCCTTAAGCCATGTAAAAAATCCCTTTACAACCTTCTTAATTATTTTCATGTTACCTCCTCATTCCAATTACCGCAGATACTATGTTAGAAACAAGTACTACTGGGATAATTACTTCCTGTGCTTTTTCTCTCTGATCATCTGTCATATCCATACCTAACTCAGAGAAATTAGATAGGAGTTCTGTAACATCCACATTGAACACTGCTCCAAGTGGATCTGATAAGAATGCTTCTGTTTGTACTTCAGTAACGGCATCTGCTAATGTATATGGCATTGGGGCATCTGCGTTTTCTTCTGCTCTACTTGAAAACTCTACAAAGGCTACTGCTATTTTAGGATCATCTTTAATTAATTCAACAAGTGCTTCTACATCTTCTGATTTAATGCCTAACTCGTTGGCCAATGCTTTTTCTTCAGATAAAGATAGTTCTGTCAACATATTTGATAGTTCTGCAGCCAATTTAGCATCATTTTGTCCGATTAGTTTATTTAACTTATTAAGTTCTTCATCAGAGATAGGACTGCTATCGTTTGTGGTATCATTACCTGTTTCAGTATTTTCGGAAGGGGTGTCTTCAGGTGTTTGATCAGGTTCTGTGGTTTCTGTTTGGTCTGTGTCTGGGATTGGCTCTGGACTGGGTTCTGGTTCGGTTGATGCTTCGTCCTCTGAAGGCGAGGATTCTGGAGTTGGAGAAGGCTCTACATTGTCTGGATCATTCTCCTCATCGTCAGGAAACCTTGGATCCTCTGGAGTAATTATCTCTGGATCAACCTCAACATCAGGGTCAGGCAAATCTAGTTCATTTGTAGACTCAGGACTTGGGTCTGGAGTTGGCTCAATATCCAAAGGTAGTTCTGGATCTGGCTCACTTAATGTGTCACCATTAATAGAAGCAATAAGATTATTTAAGTCTGATATTTCTCCAGCCAACTGTGCTGCCTCTGCCACCTGCTCTTGCTGCTCTTCGGGCGTTATAGGGGCTTCTGTGGGCGTTTGAGAGGGTTCTGGAGAGGGCTGCTGGGTAGGCGTAGGAGATGGCTCTGGAATAGGCTCTGCTTGCAGTGTAGGGGCTGGATCAGAGGCCGAAACCTGTGTTGCACCCCAAGCCTCCAAAGAAACTACTGACCCATCATGCAAACGAACACCTGTTCTAAGATTTTGATATTCAGGGCCTTGATAACTGTAAGACACCGCCAAACCGCCAGTATTAGTGATAGCCACCAATATATTTACTGTACTTGGCTGTGCCCCATAGTTACCGAATGGGACCATATTGAGGTTCATTTGAAACCCACCTTCAGAATAATATATGTCCAAACCAGATGTTCCGCTCACTCCTGGAAACCAGTCCATTGAATATAAAGAGATAGATGGTGTAGATGGATAGGTATGAAATGTACCGTCAGGTTGTCCAAATGTAATTACTGAGTTAGTTGTTGCATAAATGTTTTCATACTGTACCCCGTCAAAAGTCACGGTAGTTGCTATTGGTATTTGATAAGATATGTCGTCACCTGAGCAAGTGTCCATATGATGCACTGTAGGTTCAGCATCGCCTTCGTATGCTGCTGCTATGGTTTGTGATTGTATAAAGTTTACACAGTTTGCATAGGCATTTTCAGGAATCCATAGGTTGAATCCAAAAGCCAAAAGTGCTGCTGACAATACTCTTACTAGTTTTTTAATCTCCTTAACCTCCGATTAGACAATGTCTAATAGGGTTATTATAACATTTAATTTAGAATAAAAGAAAAAGGGGCCAGTTTCCTGACCCCTAAATCTTTAAGTTTGTTAATTACTTAACAAGTGTAACCTTTGCCTTTGGATTCTTTGCGTTCCACTTCTTGGCAAGATCATTGAATGCCTTCTTCATTGCAGCGATTGCAGCAGCATTGTCTGCCTTAACCTTTGCAAGTTCTGCAGCATGTGCAGCAGTTGCATCAGCAAGTGCCTTGTCTGCAGCAACCTTAGCGGTTACAGCATCAGCCTTAGCCTTAGCCAATTCTGCAGCAGCAGTAATTGCAGCAGCAGCAGCCTTGTCTTGTTCTGCTTTTACAGCAGCAGCAAGAGCAGTAGCAGCAGCAGTTGCATCAGCAACACGACCAGCCTTTTCTGCAGCAAGTGCAGCGTTAGCAGCAGCAAGAGCAGTAGCAAGATCAGACACTGTTACGATTGCAGTCTGTGAAGTTGTTGCCAACTTAATTGTTGGAACAGATGTTGGAGCAGCAATAGATGCACCGACAGCAACGGTTCCAGCAGCAGCAGGAAGTGAGATCTCTGATGTGTAACGACCTGTTACAAGAGCATCAGCAGTTACTGTTCCAGCAGTTGCGCCACCAAGAGTAGTAACAGTTACTGTATCAGCAACAGCATTGCCGAAAATATCTGCTACATCAAGAGTTGCAGTTACCTTGCCAGAAATATTTCCTGAAGCAGGGATTGACATCTTAAGTTCATATGCAGGACCTGCAACACCCTTAAGATAAATTGTTGTGCTTGCACCAGTTACAGAAACTGTAACCGCAGATGCAGCAGTAGTTGTTGTATATGCATATACAGTCGCTGTTGTTGAAGCAGGTGTGACTGTGATTGATGATGATCCAGCAGATGCATTAACTGTTGAACCAATTGCAGAGACGAGGCGTGTTCCAGCACCAACTGCAGTAAATGTTACTGGTGTTCCAGCAACAACTGTAGCGGTGATAAGAAGTGCTTCGTTGTTTGTAACAGTTGAAGTATCTGCAACGCTTACGACGTTATCAGATGGAACCTTAACTGTAAATGGTGAGGCTGCAGTACCTGCGCCAGAAATTTCTGTTGTTACGTCCACAGAAACGGTATTGGCACTTGCAGGTGTCATTACTAGTGTGCTCATAGTCATGGCTGCAACCACGGCAAGAGCGATCTTCTTAAATGAATTCATTTTTCTCCTTTTATTATTCATTTGGTTTATATTGTTTTTAGTCTATCCAAATAGTCTTTAATCTCTTCTATTTGACTAGGTTTATATTGTATCACGTTTGCAGGTAGTTCGTCAACCTGGCGTGGCCTATCCCTAAAAGTATGAACCTCTACTTCAGAGTCTATATTCTTAGGAGTGTGAGATATAGCACCAAAAATAGCACCACACACAGCATCGGCCAAGTCTTTAGATTTTTTCCTGGGGTGATCAACTTTATCATTTTTCATAATTTTTAACTGGGTTAATTCTTCAAACAATAACTCTATTGCTGGCATAACAAGTCTTTCTTCATATACCAACATAGCCATATCCTCATAATGTTTTTTAGCAACAGAAACAGTATCAGTTTTCATTCCTACCTGATTTAACTCATTCTGAATATCAAATGACTGCCAACGGTCAAAAGAAACCATGCCAATATCAAACCCTATTCTTCTTAGGTTTTGTATCCACTGCTTAACCTCAGATAGATTTACTGGACCCTCTACCTTTGGTTCCCACCAAGCAACGGCATCTACTACAACTATTGGGGCGACCTGTTCATAATTATTGATTACCTGTATGTTTACCCATTTTTCTACATGGGCAATTGCAACTGCACACTTGTCATGCTTTTGTGCAAGGTCTGCGTGTACATAATATTTTTTATTTGGGTCTGGTTTAAATGATTCATCAAACCTTTTAAAATCATCTATTGGGTTTCTAGTTGTCATGCAGGATCTTAACTTTTCTGCCTGCTTAAAAAATGCGTCAGAAGCAAATGTTGGTACACAGGCAAAGCGCATCATTGCATCTCCAAGGTCTGTCATAAATGCAATCTTGAAATCGTCAATTTTTCTTGTAGGGTTTACTTCCCATGTAGGTCTTTTAAGTGCAAAGACTCCAGGATACTTATATGAAAGTATTTGGTCTTCATCCCACGATATTTCAAACCTATTATCTTTATCGTCTTCTGGCAATAGTGGATTAATTATAAACTCATGCTTCTTTTCTATTACTTCTTTATCTGCAATAACAGACTCATATCTTTCTGAAATAAAGTCTCCTGGATATCTTGGGAACGAAAGCAAAACAACTTTACCTAGGTCTGGAAAACGAGAGTCTACAGATCCACGGAATGCTTTGTATATGTTTTCTGCAGTCTTTCCTTGTTCATTTCCTGTGCCAACCTCTGATGCAAAACCAGAAATCTCATCCAGAACTGCAAGCAAAAGGTTTAGTCCCTCATGTGATTCACGCTCTGAGTGTCCAGAATAAACAGTAATTGATTTATCAAATTCAATTGAATCTGCTTTGGGGTTATACTTGCCTGCAAACCAAGGAGACTTTTCAATCTTTGTTTTAAAACCTTTAAAGAAAACATTCTTGGCCTGTTGAGCGTTAATAGCAACATTGATTAGGTCTATAGCATCCCCAGTGGGTTTGCCGAAATATCTGGCTGGATCCTTAAGGCATAGTAACTTATACACGATGTAAGCACAAGCAACAGTAGAAGTAAAATCTTTACCACTACCCTTTCCAAGTTGGAGGATAATTTCATTCTTGGTATATTTTTCATAATATCTTGCACCTTCTTCATGCCCCATTAAATTTTCTAAATCTTCTTTACGATATATTTGACTCATTGCCTCGACAATGTCATACTGAATATCAGATAGGCCTGGCTGACCAAGGTAGTCTGGTGACTCAACAAATGTCTTTGCGTCAACTGGAGTTTCTTCAAAATGATTATCTTTAAGTGCTTCTAAGAAATCATCAAACATCGTGGACAATTGTAATCACTTCATCCTTTTTAGCAATATCAGAAAGCCTACGCATAATCTCATCTCGTATCTGCGGATACTCAGACGCTATGTCACGAAGAATTCCCATCAAAACTTCTTGCCGTCTTTCTATCTGAATCATTTCTTCTGCTAGTTCTTTGTTCTCAAGAAGACCAGCCTTTTGTAGCATGTCAATTCTTTTAGACTCAATGTCCATTACAAGTTTAATAGCAGCAGTTTTTGCACTAAGGTTATTTGTCATTGATGCTTCATCAATAACTTCGTATGTACGAGATACTAGTTTACTATAATGTGTGTCTGCTGCAGCAAGTGCCTCTTTAGCACGAGCACGAATAGCGTCATTAGCAGAAGCCATTACCTTCCACTCATTAATAAGTGTAACAACTTTTTGTCTTGGTATTGCAAGTTGTTTTGAAATTGCAGTTGGATCGTTACCCTTCAGATATTCTTCTACTACCTGATTAACCTGATCAAGGTGCTTAACTAAATCATCTTCAGTTGACACCATTTAACTCCCTTGCTATTTTTAGCAATATCAAATATCCAATAAGGTCGTCTATATCATTGTCTCCGACATAAGATCCACCCCTAGTTATTCTAGATAACTTGTCATCAATACGAACATGCAACTGCTCTACACTATCAGAGGTAGCAAAAATTCTAACTGGATTTAAAGCAGAGTCTCCATAGGACTTATTCTTAGCAATAAGCATTTCCTTAATTTCATCACAAACCTGAGCGATTGTGAATTGTGTCTCAGAACTCATCTTCATCCTCTTCCCACGATGCTTCCCAATCTTCCATACTCTTAGATAGCCTAATTAGTGTTATTCCCGCTAAAGCAGAAAAAACTCCAATAAATACAACAATAGGTAGCAATACTTTTTTCATCGTCTAGACTTCCTTAATTTAAATTTAGCAAGATATACATAGATTGTCTCCACGCTAACCCCACATTCTTTTGCTATTTCTTCTGGAGTCTTTTTATCCATAAGATACCTCTTACGCATATAAGTCTCGCTTGTATATAGTTTAGCAGCCATGATGTTATTTGTCAACCCCCAAAGCCTTACCCCAATTATTTATTGCCCAATGACCTATACCGCAGGCATCTGCAGCATCATTATCTTCAATATTTCTATCATATATAGTATTAATAAATCTAATTGTTCTTTCTTTTCTTAAATTACGTTCATATGTTTTGTACCAAGACTCAGATTTACCTGGGTTTTGTGACCTAATATATAGTTGTTCATCTTTAGAAATTTTTTTGTTTCCTATATAATTTTGCCATGTAATGGGAGCAACCTTGCCTATGGTTTGGATACCAGACTGTCCAGCAGCACCAAGAAGAGCACCCTGAACTAAAGCCAAGTCTGCAGCAGTTTTAGGGCTGTTCATAAATACCGTATGCTCAATAACAATTGCATCAACATTTATAATATGATCAAACAATGCCTTTGATTTTTTTCCAGCATCAATAACCTTTTCGTATATGTCTTTACCCTCAAAAGTTATTTTTCCAACTTCTTTTAACTTATCATTATGAAATGTAGCATATGCAAGACTATTAGTGCTGGCATCAATAGCGCAGATTCTCTCTGGCCTAACTTCGATGCCCCATTTATTTTTTACCATTAGTCCTATCCTTAATCTTTTTTAGTGCTTTAGCAACTGCATCTGGGTTGACAGAGCATGTATTGCAAATTTGATGGTCATTGTATATTGATAATGGCATTGAACAAGATTTGCAAGGCCTTACCTTTCCTTTTCTTTTTGCTCTTTTTGATTGCAAATACCTTGCAGCAATTTTTTCTTTTGTTGCAAGGTCTCTGCATTCTACTGAACAATATATCTGATACGATACTGATTGATCAAATTGTTTATCGCAAAAGTTACAATGTCTCACCAAGAATCTCCAGGGGCGCTATTTTAATTACGCCTGTCCCTGCAGACTCGCATGCCTTTTTGATTGGGCATGACTTGCATATCTTGGAATTAGATCTATAGTTCTTGACTGGTAAAGTTTTATCTTCCCATGCCTTTCGAACTGTCCTCATCCAATCAAATGCCTGGTCTACCCACCGACGGTAATGATCGTTTACTTCTACGGGAATCAAAAGAAGTTCATGATTGTTTTTATTTTCATAAATCATAACACCCTTTGGCCGTTTTAAAATCTTCATATAGATAAGTAGTTGCATAAGGTGTCCAGTCTTGGCTTTACCAGATGCCTTTCTATATTCAAAACCTTCATTCATCATTGTTTTAATTTCACCAATGAGTTCTTCACCTTGCCAATCAAGCATAACATCTCCGTATCCAAAGATAGGAGGATCGCTGTGGGTGATCTTAAACTCAGTGGTTGATTCGTTATCATCATTGCGATATATTTTTGCTACCCCCGAATTCATCATTGCTGCCTGAATTCTGGCGTGTGATAGTGTTCCAGCAGTCATATTTGCTGCTGCATATGCATCTGCATTATCTTCAAACATTTGACCATCAAAAGCAAGATACCAATATCTTGCACACTCTCCGTGCCCATATGCAATGGTTGAAGGGGCAAAAGTCTTTTTGACAGTGTGCTTATCTACACGATTAATCGTATATCCTTCTTTAATCTTTGCTTCTAGGGCAGCAATATCCATAGAGTGAACTGGCTTTTCTTCTTGTTTTATCATAACTGTATGTAGTAAATTTTTTGTCATTTTAACTCGTTTCTGTTAGTATAAGTATAGCAGATTATCGGATTATGTACTTTAAAGCAGAAACAAGATTGTTGATTGACTCTGCTGCAGTGTAGTAAAGATTCTTTTTCCCTCTATCAGACTTGTCTACATTTGCCATCCAAGTGGCCTTGAGAGACATCTTTGCTGCAATTGCCTGTAGCCTAACTATCTCTACCGTTGCTACATTAAGTGGTATGTCTGGCTTTATAATAATCTTAGCAATGAAAGTAAGAGCCGTTGTCAACTCCTGATCATCCATATAGTCTGCAATCTCTGCCAAACCATTTACCATATCTATTGTTGTTTGTTGTTGCTCCATTATTCCTCCGTTAGTTGTTCTAAAATACTCATTTCAATTATAGCAAGTCTGACCTTGGCGTTACCCTCGCCAATAACCACAACTATGGCTGGGTCTTTTCCATTCTTTATAGCATCGGTGGTAGCCTTTGCCCACACCTCTTTATTTAATGTAAAAGATTTTCCAACCTCTTTAAAGTCTACAACAAAATTTTTCCAGGAAGCGTCACCCTTTTTAGTATTGCGACCAGAGTTTTTGTGCTGCTTGGCACCTATTCTTTTACTTTCACTCTTCTCGCTCATTGACCTTCCTTTTCTTATAACCAACCTTAAACAACTGAACTTCAGACAAGTGTTTATCAGAACACATCCAAGACGCCATACCAGTTGCAAGATATACTCTAATAGTTTTTACTTCTTTTTTACAAACCTTACAAGGAAACTTTCCTTCGTAAACGCTATACTTGTCCACTAATTTTATTCTTAATCATATCTTGTAGATCAAGATCCTCTCTTACCCTATTAATAAATCCTTCTCTTCCCTGAATCTTAGTTCCGTCTGGAAGAATATACCATGCTCCTGTACGCTCTACAAAACCCATAGACTCTGCTGTGTCAACAAGATCAGCAATTGCGTCTACTCCTAATACGTCTCCTCTAAAATAGAAATCGTATTCTCCTGATTGAAATCCTGGAGAGGTTTTAGAAAATTGAAGTTCCCATCTAATTTTTCTTCCAATCTTTTCTTCTATCAACTTATCTCCGACTTTAATCTTTCCCTTGAGCGCTTGATTGTCCGACTCTGAAGAAAATAGTTTAATAACACATGAGGAATAAAACTTAGTAGCCTGACCACCAGAAGGCTGCTGGCTAGTATACATAGCATTGATATTGTTACGAGACTGAGAAATAAGA